ATGGCTCGAAAGACAACTCTGACCACCTCGAACGTATACCCGCTGTTCATACCCGAGGACGAACTCGCCGTAGCGATTTTGGGTGCCGCAAGGGCTCACGAGTGGAACCGGATCTTGGGTGCCCTTGAACAAGACTACAAGACACCGTTCCCCTCGGTGAACAAGCGAATGGGTGGCGTCTTCTGGCCTCACGTGATCGAGTATTTCAGCAATGTGTTGAGTTCGGACAAGGCCAACGAGGCAATGATGGAGCGCTTTCGAAACGACCCTCGGCGTCCCATTCGCTAACCTCGAATTAAACGCTACTTTTCTGAATCAGCGAGCGGCCGGCATGGATATCACTACATCAGCGACGGCTGCCGCTCTGAGGGTCGGGCTGAATATCCTCGTTGGTCGTCGACGGCCCGAGATTGAATTTTATTATCACGTCCACAATGAGTATCGGCCACCCGACGAGATGCCCGCACGAACAATAAACGTTGCGAAGAACTTCAGCTTCAACGTGCCATCGACGACGCACCGACGGCACGAAATTTATGTATCGTTCTACGCGGTCAACATAGGAAGCAGTCGCGCTGAAGCGATAGTTTTCAGCATAGAAAACGATTTTAAAAAACGTGGAATAAGTGGCTTTGGTAAAGTCTTCGGTACACCATTGAAGCAAATGGCACCCGGACAATCGTCATATTTGTGTAGGCTTGAAGAGCGGGATCTCTATCCACATGAGCCTGATCCTGAACGATCGACCGATTTTGTTCTAAAAGCATCGTACGAAGCAGCCCACTCTTTGCTTAATTGGTTGCCAAGATGGTGGGCGCGCTTCAGGCGCCGGAGTCAGTATACGACCAACTTCACGTTCGATCCGCAAAATATCGCCACCGATTTGCCGCCACCGACCTACAACGGCTAGGGAAACAGTGCATCGAATAGGGCAGGCGTCAGTGGTCGGGTGGAAACATCCGACTGCCCCGCTGCCTTCCGGAAGGCTCCCATGATGTCGCCGCTCGACGGCGGCGCCTTCGCTTCTGGCTGCGAATCCTTGCCGGCAGCGTCCCGCGCCGTCTCCAAAAAAACACCGTCGAGCGCCCGCAGCATCTCGAACTCGAACGGCCGGATCGGCTCGCGAGCCATCCGCGCATAGGCTTCGATCTCGGCGTTGCCCAACGGGTTCGGACCGAAGCCGTTGCCGGTCCGGGCCATATTCAAAGCCAGGAACAGCCCCCAGACCCGCTGACCGGCGATCGGGACTTCGGGTGCGTCGGGGCTTTCGGCCTCTCCGGGGTGGGTAAGTTGCCATCTCAGGACGGCAGAGAGCCTCGCCAGGAGCCACTGAGCGTCAATCACGCAGTTCATCCCTCAGAACTCCGGCGGCGTGGCAGCGAAGTCGATGACCGTCGTGGTGGGGGTCAGCGTCACGGATGCATCGGTGTAATGCCTGATCCCAACTTCCATGAACAGCGCCTCCAATTCCCGTCGGACCTCGACCGGCGTCTCAAGCCACTTTTTGAACGAGGCTCTGGGCACGAAATCGATTTCATATGAGAGGTTCGGGAAGAATTCGCCGGTCAGGTCGACACCGTCGGGATCGAGGATTTTCCCGACCTTGGGACGGTCGTGGTAGCGCGGCACAAACCGGCTCAGAACAGGGTGGCGGTGAGCCATCTGGTAGGCCCTTTCCTCCGACCAGAACGTCGTCTTGATGAAATCGCGAGGGTAGCCCTTTGTTTTGAATACCTTGATCGCACGCCCGGCATCTTGATCGACGAAGATCACCGCGTTGCTGCCTTGGTCAAAGTACCGAAAATTGGTGCCTTCGATTATCATAGCTGGCGCTGCTTTCTGGCTGTGGTCACTGCCGCGACGACGCGGGATGGAAGTTCGGCCTTCAGTTGTGCAAGTTGCTGCTGCACCCGCGCAAGACCGGCGGCATCGGCCCCTGTGGCGTCGATGGTGATCGTGACTGGGGCGGTGATGCTTCCGCCGCTCGAACCGCCCCTCGCCATAGCCATCGACACGTCGTGCGGGATGACCTGCGCGCCCGAAGGCAGGTTCACGATCTCGCCGCCCTTCTCGTTGATCCGAGCGAGACCGCCCGGAGCATTGTCGGTGCCGGTAGCGAACTGAGGCATGGAGTAGCTGCCGATGCCGATGTTCCCCGTGGAGCCGGAGAGGACGGTGCCGCCCGCGTTGGGGTTGCTGCCGCCGAGACCAAACAGCGACATCAGGCCGCCGCCGGATGATCCGCCGAAAGCGGATTTCCAGAGGTTGTCGGCAGCGATACCGGCGAGCTTGTCGGCCACTTTGCCGAGTGCGCTCAATCCCGCACTACCCCACGACTGCCAAAAGCCGACGCCGCTTCGAAGGTTTTGGCCGACCTCGACAAACATGCCAGAATTTATCGACTGTCCAAGGTCAGACATGGCACGCAGACTGTTGTTGAACCGCATGGCGGCTGCCTCGCTGCTCGCAAGCGCCGCGGGGATATCGTCGCCATAGATGCCCTTCAGCCGGGACGCGATCTGCAGATCCTCAGAAGTGAGGAATGCGCTGCCGCGGTCGAACTTCATCTCGGCAGCGACCTTGGCTTTCTCCAATGCCGTTGCGGCGTCGCCGGCGTCCTGCGCCAGATCCTGTATCTTGTCCCTCATCGCCTGCGTCATGGGCAGGCCGGCCTGCTGTGCCGCGGTCAGCAACTGAGCCTCGGCGCGTAGTTCGCCGAGAGCGCCGGCGCCGAGACCGACGGCCTTGGTGTCAGCCTCGGTTCGGGTGGTATGCTTCTGTACCGCCTCAGTCGCACGGTCGAATTGGTCGGCCGTTTCCGCTTTGGCTTCAGTTGGGTTCTTGGACGCGTCGCCCCGCACCGCCGACTGGATATCGGTCGCCTGCTGCATCCCTCGCGTGACGTTGCCATGGTTTTGAAGCGCAGCGCGAAGCTTGGCATTGGAATCGACGGACGCGATATCGACAGGATCGCTGGAAATGCCAAGCGACATCTCGGACGCCTTGCGGCTTTCCGGCGTTGTTGTTGCGTTGGTGATCGACGTCCAGACGTCGGCGCCGCCGATCTTCTTGGCAAACCAGTCCGGCACCTTGTTCAGGGCCGTGTAGAGTTGCGTGGCATAGCCGACCGCAGCCGCAAGCTCCTCGGTGATGCTCACCCAGTTGGCGTGGTAATTCATGCCCAGCTTGGCAAGATCTTCCTGAACCGGCTTCCACTTGTCTTCCAGCGTCTTCTGCGCCGCGTCCATGCGCTCCTTGAGTTCGATCGCGCGGCCGACATCCTCCGGGGAAATGATCTGCGACTTGTTGAGCGCGTCGGCACGCGCCAGCATGTCGTCGAGATAACCGCTGTTCTTCTGCAGCGCCGCTGCCACCGGTGCGCCAAATGCTTTGCCGGCGATATCCAGGGCTGCGAGACGCTCGCCCTTGTCCAGTGCTTCGCTGATCAGCTTGGCGGTCGCGCGCAGCTTGCCCTCGGTATCGGTCGATAGGCCAAGCGCGGCCGGACCGCTGTTGCCACTGAAGTTGCCGGCCTTGGTCAATTCGTTGAGGCGCTGCTGCAGGTCGCTGCCACCCAGCTTGTCGGTCGAGGCCTCATTGAACCGCTTCAACGCAGCGGTGACTTCGTCGATCGACAGAGCAGCCGCCGGACCGGTCTTCGTGAAACGCTGGAAAAAGTCGGTTGAGACGCCGGTGCCTTCGGCCTTGGCCGCGACGGCGTTGAATTCCTCGATCTGCTTTTTGGCAAGATCGACTGCGTAGGCCAGCACCTTGAACGTATCGACCACCACGGTGACGCCGAGCGCGATCGGACCGAGCACGCCGAGGACGCGACCAAATGCGAGCGTAGCGCCGCCGGCGGCACCCTGCGTCGCCAGCCATCCAGCATTCATTTTGATGACTTGGGCGGTGATGCCGCGGACGGCGTGGCCAGCAAGCGCGCTGGTCTGCTCCATGTCTTGTTTGAATTTGCTGGTGTCGGCGCGGACGGGAATATTAAGGGCGGGTACGCTCAATTGCTTGCTCCCACGAACAGGTCAGCCAAGACGCCAAAGGCAATCACGGCGTTCTGGTGAATCGGCCGGTTGCGCACGAACTCCTCGACCAGCGCATCAGCCTCGCCGAACTTGATGCCACCGCCCCAAAGGCCGTAGAGCAGCACGCGCTCGATGTCGGGCAGCGAATAGACGCCTTCCTGGAAACGGCGAAAGCATGCGGCCGGAGTGTCGCCGAACTGGCCACGCAGCGGCTCCAGCGTGAATACGCCGGTACGGGTCCGCAGTATCTTCACCGCCTCCGGATCGCCGTTGAGCACTTTCAGCACTCGCGGATCGTTCAGATTAAAGACGTGGACGCCGCCGGCCCAAGTCACTTCGCGTGCGCACTGATTCATTTGATTGCCTTTCCAACCGCGTCTGCGATTGCCTGTTGAATGCCGTCGCGTTTCTCGCGATAGGTCGGCCAAAAGAACGGACGCGCGTGCTGTCGGCTGGTGCCGAATTCGAACGCCTCGCCATAGTCGAAATCGACGCCGCTACCGTCGCGGACATCACCGGTGGTCGCGTCACCGCCTGCCTGCACGATCCACTCAAGGTCATCAGCGCCCGGAACGACGGTGCATGATGCCTCCAGGTCGCCGGTGTCCGCTGGTGCCTGTTCCAGCCGCTGCAGCGCAGACCGCTGCGCATCGGACAGCATCTGTGCCTGTTCGCGGACCGCGCCACTCAGTTCGGCTCGGATCTGATCCGGCAGCGCGTTGAGATAGCGGTCCAGTTCTGCGATATCGTCAGCCATTTTTTCGCCTTTCTCCCCTGAAACGATCGGCTTTTCGACAATCAATATTAGCAAAAGGAATATTTTGATGACGCAGGTGACCGACTTTACGGACAAGCTTCACAACCGCGCCTCGATCGGACTGCGGGACCACATCAAGGCTAATCTTTCGCCTATTGATGCTGCCTCGGTCTCTGCAGATTATGAATTGCGATATCGCAATGAGCGACATGACAATGTCTTGCGGCTGCTTAAGGACCGAATGCGCGATTAGTATCGCCATCAAAAATATCCCATTTCTTCGGTCCAATCTTGGCGGTCGTACATCGATTTGACTTCGCCTGCGGACGCGCGCGACACAGCCATCCACGATGCAGATGCGCCATCAATGCGGTCTGTACTCTTGCCCTTGTGCATCGTGCGATTGTTGTTGCTGTCGGTGTGGATGGCGACGTTGCCGAAGCACCAGCGCAGTACAGGATGCCCGGCATGGATAAAGCGTCCACCCAAGATCACTTTTTCCAGGTCGTTCAGCGCCGGCGACTGGGTGATCCATCCCTGTCGCATCGTGGCGGTTGGTAGGCCGTCCTCGGTTAGCGGACCCAGAACAGCAGAACTGTACGCCGGGTCAGCGACGATCTCTCGAACGTCAAACCGCTTGCAGAGCGCTCGAATGTGGTTCTCGACGACTTTGTTGTCGATGTAGGCGCCCGGCGTTGGCTCGATGAAACCATCTTCCGCCCAAGTGACGTAATTGACGCCATCTTGATCGGCCCTCTTGCGCAAATCGTCCTCAGGACAAAAGAAGTGAGGTATGATCAAGTAGTCGTCGCCGTTGCGCACGCACGCCAAGACGCAGGTCAGGTCCGTCGTGGTTGACATATCGATGCCAATCCAGCACGGCAGCCCATCCAGATCGGGCGGCAGCGGCCGGTTGCCCAAGTCGTAGATATCCATGTCGACGAAGGGCGATGTCGATTTGTCCAGCCATACGTTGAATTTCAACTGGCGAAGACTATCTCGCTCGCCGGGACTGGTGGCTGCGCGCTTAACATGGCGATGGAAGCCAGCGATTGACGGATACCCGTGCGCCACGCCTGGATTCACCCTGCGCCACGCTTCCTCGCTGGTCTGATCCACCTTCGAGTCGGATTCGAACAACACCGGCAAGACGGACGGGTCGATGATCTCGCCCCGAGCCACCTTGCGCGCGTTGTCGATGGTCTCCCAAGCGATGTTGTCCTGACCGCGGCCGGCGGTGGTCGCGACGACCATCAGCGTGTCGTCCACCTTGTCCAGTCCGGTGGTCAGTGCTTCCCAGAGCAAGCGCGATGGCCAGACGTGCAATTCGTCGGCCAGCACGAACACCGGCGTCGAACCGTGCTGCCGAGCGGCATCTGATGAAACAACCTCCAGCGCCGACCCCTCGCGCGCATACTCGATGCGCTTGGCCGAATTGAAGGGATCATGAACCTTGGTCGCCTTCACCAAGCGCTTGTCGGCCTGGACAATCCCTCGCGCCTCCTTGAACGCGATGCCGGCTTGCTTACGATCGCTCGCGGCGAACACCGCTTCTCCGCCGGTCACCTTCTCCGGACCGATTGTGTGGAGCAGCGCCAGCCCAGCCGCGAACGACGTTTTGCGATTGCCCCGCGGCACGAGGATGACGACTGTGTTGACGATCCGGGTGCCGTCAGCGTGGCGCGGCCCGTAGACGCGGCGCACGATGCGCTCTTGCCAGAAGTCGAGTTGAAACTGTCGCTTGGGCAGCGTGCTCTTGGGATGCTTCAACGCGCGCAGGAAACGGACCGCGCGCTCGCCGAAACCAAATGGGTCCGGAATATCTGAGCCGTCGTAAATCCAGTTAGGAAATGTTGAGCGGATTGTCGCTGTCGTCATCATTCTCATCGTTTCGGATCGTCGGTCGCGAGCGTGACACCGGCGTCAAACCAAGTTCGGCGGCAAGCTGGCGTGCGGTCTGCATCGCCTTATCCTGCATGCGCACGAAGACTGGATCGATGCCGCCCGCCTGGAGAGTCCGCTCAATCTCACGAATGCGGCCGGTGGCGACGCAGTACGATTCAAGCCCGCCAAGATCGGCGATCGTGAGGATGCGTCGCTCGACCAGGCTGGGAAACACACGCTTCCATTCGGCCTTGGCGTCCTTGGACATCCAGGATGGTGCCGATCGGCTGCGGTCAATGGCACCGCCGTCGGTTTGGATCTTGGGTTTGGTACCCTTCATGGCGCCGCCCCCGTCGAGAGAGTGCGCAGTTCCAGCGCCTGACGGCGGCCGATCTCGCGGGTCTCTTTCAGATTGTGGATGACGCCCTGGTAAATGACGCGGTCCGCGTTCGTCACGCCGTCCAGCCAATGGACACGGAACACCACAGCGGTCTCGTCGGCCGCGCCTGCACCGCGGATGAACTCCTCGGTGGATGCCTTGATGATCTGCGCGCGCAACGTCGCGACGACGGACCAGGTCTCAACAGGGGTGCCGGCGGGATCAATCGTGGTGGTGGAACGCTGAATCGCGATGGTGCGGTCCATGGTACCGGCCCTCATATCGTCACGCTCCAACGCTGCTGAACTAGGGTGCTGACCACCATGACGCCGTGGGAGGTCTCGCCGTCGGGATCCCTCATGAACCGGGACGACTCGACGTGGCAATCAGTGGCGGCATAGTCAGGATCCGCGAGGTCGAGCGCCCGCACGCGACCAACTGACCGTCGGATAGCGTCGCTGATCGCTTTGACACCTGCCAAGCTGGGTTCCTTTTTCCAGATGTGGATCGTGCTGTAGACGCGGACGTAATCGCGTTTGATCGTGAGTTTTGCATCCACCACCTGGTCCTCACCGAGCACGATGGATGGGCTTGGTGCGGGACGCTGGTTGTGGTCGAGGATGCTGTTTGCCGGAACCAGGGTAGTGACGGCCGGCGTGGCGATGAAACGGGCGCGCAACGCTATCTGGACCGCAGCGCTCGGATCACTCACAGGACCACGACCAATCGCGGTAATCGTTGACGATGTGATCCAGACCAAACGGCAGCGTCGCGGCGGACACGCCAACCAGCGTCGCCTCGCGGTTGGCGTAATAGTGGGCTGTCAGAACCAAGACCGCTTGGTCGAGCGCCGGTGGCACGCCGTCCGGGTATCGTTCCGAGATTTTGTAGCCAAGCTGGCGTTCCAGCCAGTCCTGCGCGGCCAAAAGCAGCCGCGTCACAAGCGCATCGTCGTCCGACGTGGTCAGATTCAATTGCTGCTTCGCGGTACTGAGATCAACGGCCATGGCTCAAAATCTCCAATTCGGTTGTCTCTTGCGTTGTGGGGGATGTATGGTCAGAAGGCATTTGCTTAAACATCTGACCCACCCCCGGGTATATCGTTCGCTCTGTCGAGGGCGTTGCAGCGCTGACACGACGGTCGCCAGTTGCTCCGCACTAAGCGGAGGTGAGGCGCCCTGCGGATGGAGAAGATGTGGGCCACAAGCGCAGCAGGTGCACCACAACGACAGCGTTCATTGCCAGGTTCAGCGAGATAGGCTTTGCTGACACGCTGCCACTCAGCATCATAACCACGCTCGCCAGACGATGGCCGCCTCGCATCGTTGGCACGATAGATGGCGCGCTTTTCTACGATTACATGTTGACACCGCTCGCCTGAGGCGACGCGACATCCGCATGATAGAATTCGGGCTGGCTTCATTGGCATGGTGTGGTCCTGGAAGACGCTGACTGCAGTACATCCGTGCAGTCAGCGCATCCTTCAGTCCGCTTACGCTACGGGAGCGAGGGCGGGATGACCCAGGACGAACACGGCACCGGCAGCGATCGATGTGCCGGACTGCTTGGTGATCACCGCGCGGATGTAGCGGCGCTTGCCGATGTAGCCCTGTCGATAGACCGACGATGCGGCGAGGCCGGAGGGAAGCGATCCCAGCAGATCGGTGGCCGCAACGTCGGTGAAATCGCCGTCCGTCGTGGTGTTCGACTCCTGGATCCGGATGTCGTAGAGGCCAGCGGAGGCGATGGCGCCGGTGCTGACCGCCATGAGCGCAGAACCGAAGCCCTGCAGGTCGACCGCGCCACCCTTGAGGGTTGCGGCCTGGATGTCAGGTGCCAACGAGGTGACGACCTTCGTATCGTGGTAGGTGTCTTTCAACTGCGTGATCCTTGTGGTTTGAGGGAGGAAGTGGCTTACGAAGCCACGACCTTCAGGAACTTGATGGCGTTGAAGTCGCCCGCGCCGCCGCCAACACGCTTGTACGTGTCGAACAGAACGCGGCCCTTCTGGGTGATGGCGTCGCGTTCGACGCGGATGCCCTGACGATCGACGATGACGTAGCCTTGCTTGAAGTCGCCGAAGGCCACGGGCAGCGTGCCGGCGCCGATGTCGTCGAACTCATCATCGATCTCGACCTGATAACCGAGCAGCGGGTGCTCGATGCCTTCGATCAGGTTGCCAGTCGGTGCCCAGAGAAACCGGCCATTGCCGTCGACCACGGTGCGCAGGCGCACTGCCGTGTTGCTGTTCATCACGAAGCGGGCGTTGCCCTTGTAGGGACGGCGCAGGGACGAGACGAGCTTGACCAGTGCGGTGATCAACTGAGCGTCGGTCGGAGCCGATGCGTGGCCCGCAGCGGTGTACTGGAACTTGCCCCACGCGCGGGTGAAGTCCTTCTCGCTGGTGTTGTCGTAGGTTAGGAGACCGCGGGGGAAACCATTCGACCCGTCGTAGCGCAGGAAGTCCTCACCTTCGGTCTCGGCGAAATCCTGGGTCACATTGGCGATCAGCCACGAAGCGATGTCGACAGCGGCATCGTCCAGCAGATGGCGGGTCGCCGCCGGCGCGGCGTAATATTCGCCGACGCCATAGGCCTGCTTGATCAGTTCCGGACGTGCGGTATCCTGCGGGCGATCGTCACGCTCGACGACACGTTGCGCGCCACGCTTGCCGAGCGAATAGAAGCGTTCGTAGGAACTGGTGCCGATCGTGACGACTTCGGCCAGGCTGCGCATCGGTGACAGGTCGGCCATCAGCGTGCGAATGCGCAGATCGACGGTCGGCAGGACCAGCCAGCCGCCTTCCACATTGTTGTCCGACGCCGCGGCCTTCATTTCCAGGTCGCTGCCGGTGCGCGCGAACGACGCGAGGGCCTTGGTTTCGAGTTCGGCCTGTTCGTCCGAAGTCTTGGCACCGGCGCCGGGACGATTGGACTTGGCTTCGATCGCGGTCAGGCGCTTCAGCAGATCGGGATCGGTGCCCTTGGTCTCGATGGCCTTCAGGCGATCGTCCACGGTCTTGGACAAATCGTCGAGCGCCTTGGTCACGAGGGCGGCCGGATCGAGGTTGTCGTCTTTGAATTCGAGCGGGGAGAGATGCTTCATATGGTCAGTTCCTTGTGAGCGCGGCCGTCGCGCGGTGAATGGCCTCGGCAAATGCAACGGCCTGGTCGAAGGATTTCGCGGACGTGACGCGTGCCCGCGGATGACTGGGATCTCGAACGAGGGAAATTTCCGCCAGATCGAGCGCGGAGATAACGCGGTTGCGGCCCTGCCTCGTGGAGGCCTTGGTGCGAAAGCCGATGGACAGGCCGCTGACCAGTCCGCTTTTCAGCATGGCGCGCACGGAGCGCGCGCGGGGGTGGTCGAGGTGCAACTGGCCTTTGACGGACAGCCCTTCGGCCGTCTCCGTCGCCTCGGTCCAGGTGCCGACCAAATCCGCCGGGTTATGCTGAAACAAAATCGGCAGATCGGGATGGATGTCGCCGAATGCGCCCTTCGTGATGATGTCACCCACGCTGTCGGCGGATCCGAACGGCCACGCGTTTCCGGTGATCTCACCATCATCGGTGACGTTGAGGGCGGCCTTAAGTTCAAGGTTGTCCATCATTCGTCGACCAATGGGGTGCGGAGAAGATACGGGGTGCGATCGGCGGCGAAGCGGTCGGCCTGCTCGCGCAGGAAAGTCATGTCGGTGAACATCTTCACCACTGCGCTGAACGTGAACGGTAGATCGGCGCCGGCCTTTTTGACGCGCCAGGCAACCACGCAGCGCGCTAGGCGCTCGATGGCCAGTTTGTCGTAATCTTGCGCGGGCGGTGCCGAGCGCCACGCTTGCAGTTCGTCCTGCATTGTCAGGCGTGCGCGGCGCGCGGTGTCAGAGTCAGGTCCGGCAATCGTCAGCACGATGTCGGGCATCGCTTCGCCAGTGACGGGATGCTTCGCGACCATTTCGGCACCGCGGTCCTGGTAGGCGATCAGGTCGTCGAGGTGCGCGAGATCGCTCATGCCGGCTCCGTGTTTGCCGGGGCGATGCTAATGTTGCGGTTACCGTAGGTCTCGCCGCCGGTGTAGGGCTGCAGGCCAATCCACTCCCGCCCGGTGTTCGGGTTGATCGTTTCGGATGCGATTAGGCTGTTGATTGCGACTGCGCGGTCTTTCAACGAGGCGCGCGTCAAGTCATCGCGGTCGAACACAATTCGATATTTCGCGCGATCTTCCGGCGACAGCAGCGCGCGGCGAAGGGCAGCCTCCAGCGCGCGCAGGTGCGGCTCCAGGCTATAGGACAGGAATTCCTGACCCTGCTGCTCACCGTTGTTGTACGTGACGCGGCCCAGGTCGTAGACCATTCCCGGGCCGATCCGGAAGTGTCGGCAGATTTCGAGCACCTGGAAGCTGCGGTTCTCGATAAACTGCGCGTCGGTGCTGTTAAGCGTGTAGCCGGTAAACTTCGCACCACCCCAGAGCAGCGCGGTCCGGCCGGCGTTGTCGGAGCCTTCGTGAGCCTTGCGCCAACTGGCCCCCATCTTTTTGAGGCTCTCGTCACCAATCTGACCGGGGAACTCGATCACACCGCCGGGACGCGCGCCCTTGCGAAATAGTTGCAGGGCATGGTTTTCGAGATGCCATGCGGTCGAGATGGCTTTCAGCGCCATCGTCAACGGGCTGCGATCGAATGCGGAACGCAGGTGGATGACATCCGCAGAGTCGAGCGGGCGATCGCCGAGTTTGTAGGATGGCTCACCGGTTTCGTCGTATTCGACGCTGATAACGCCGGGCGCGTAAATGAGGATTTCGACGACGTCCCCATCGACACGGTTAACCCATGCCATGCTGCCGGCATCTTCGGTGAGCAGTCGAAATATCAGGGTGCGAACAAATTCGTAGGCGCTCGTCCAGGCGTTGACGTGATCCTGAAGCAGCTTCGAGATGGGATGGTCCGGCGCATCGAGTTCGCTGCCGTCTGCCTTGATCTCGACGACCTTGATGTCGAGCGTCGCGCACGCGTCGGTGATCGCGGCGATTGAGGACTTGACGACGGACACTTCCATCGCCTGCGCTTTGGTGATCAGACCGGCTTGCCCGGAACCGAGCAGCGCGAGGATTTCATCGTCGGTCTGCGGGACGGCTTTGGTTTCGAAGAAGCGGAACGGGCCAAGTTTCATTCACGCTATATGCGCACAGGATGGACCAGTTGAGTAGTAAGCTACCCTTCGCTACTGTTGGCTAGTCTTGGCTCGATTGGGGAAAAATATGGTTCACCATATGACAGCGGTCGCTCTAAACAAAAGAGCGCGAGCGGCTTCGGCTGCGATGAAAGATTGTGCGGGCCGCTTAGGAGCCGCGATCGCGGCCCAATGTCCCCGGCCACCTAAGACGGGCAATTGGTGGACGCGCCCTCCGCCGAGTACAGAGGACGTCGTTGTTCCAGAAGTCAAGTTCTCACGAGATGAGATTGAAACGATCATAGGACAGCTACATCACTACGCAAACGAGATCGACGAAAAGTCATGGGTGGTCAAGTAGGCTTCACGGTCAACCACCGCACGAACGCTGATTTCAGCACGAAGTAGCGGAAGCCATCGGGCTGGGTGATCGGACAGTCGGGAAGCTTGGCCCATTCATAGATCAGGTCGGGCGACACGCGCGCAATCCTTGCGATGTTCTTCGCTCCCCATGTCGCTTCTTCGCGAAGGTTCAATTCGTTGATCTTGATCTCGTCAATCATGCATCATTCCTTGGTTGCGAATACGTGTTGAATCTGACTTCTTGCTAGTGCAGCGCCGCCCAAAGGCGGGCGCCTGCGCCATGGGGGGGTATGGGGGGTGGCGCACACACCCCGCTGGCAGGCGTTGGCAGGCCGTTGGCAGTCGTTGGCACCCCCGTTTTTCATACCGTTGGCACCCCGATGGCAGGCGTTAGCAGGGCGTTGGCAGGCGACGCCGCTGCGACATAGAGGCGATACATCTTCTTGGACGGCGCACCATGCGGGGCATTTTCAATCTTCCCGCTGGCAAGCAAACGCTCCATCGCATCCTTGAGCGCTCGCTTGCTGACACCCTGCAAAGCCGCATCCCTCTGGAAGATGAAAGGCGCGTAGCTCTTGCCCTCGCTAGTGCTGACGTGTCGGTTCTGGTCGAGGTATTTGCGCAGCAATTCGAGGAACACGCGGTCAGCCTTAGCGGAAGTCGCCATAGGATCGCCGCTGCCTGCCGTGACATGATCTGGCGCGAATACGCCGCTGCGGTAGCGAACCACGATTTCATCGCCGACCCTGCCATAGTTGGATTTCATCGAGCGCAGCACGCGCGCGTCGGGGTCCGGCTCGCTGTTGTCCTCGGCGCGGATACGATCGAAATAGAGCCGCGACCGCACCGAGTTGCTCCAACCGGTGCTGCCGCTGGACCCGGTACCCTTCGCCATACCTGCCACGCTGGGATGCGCCAGCAGCAAAACGGTGCTGTCGTATTTAAGCGCCCAGCCGCGCATCAGGCCAATGAACTGGCGCGCCTGCGACCGGTCGACCTCGTTGCCGCCGAACAGGTCGGCCAGCGTGTCCAGCACGACCAGCTTGGGCCGTAGAGCCATCAATTGCTCCTCCAAGAGGGCAAACAGCGCTGTCGTCAGCAGAATGCCGCTGCGGCCGTCTGGGGCCGCCAGGATGGCGTCCTCGCCGGCGAGAGGGAGGATGTGCAGGTCGCCGATCGCGCTCAACGGGACGCTGTTCTCCCGCGCCACGTCGGCAAGGCGCATGTGCACCTCCTGTTTTGAATCCTCGGCGGTGACGAACAGGCAGACGCCCTGCTCGACCATGCGCCCGAGCCAAGGACGCCCGATGGCCGTCGAGACCAGGAGTTGGAGCGCCAATAATGACTTGCCGACACCGCCGTCGCCGTACAGCAGCGACACGGTCTCGCCCGGCAGCCAGTCGCGCACGTGCCATTTACGGACAGGGGTCGGCAGGCCATGCAGCGACGCGGCCGTGAACATCGCGAGCGCCCGCGGCTCGGCTTCGTCCTCGATCTCACACGGACCGGGTATCGGCATCCCTGCGGGGAGCGGCCCGGTCGGAGCTAAAGGGGGCGATAGGATGTCATCGGCAAAGATGCCGTCGAACATGTGGTCACGGCGCCACTGGCGATATCCGCGATCATTCGATTCACCTATCATGGTCGCGCAGGTTGAAGGATTCGTCGTGTTGGTCTCCTGGCGCGCCCAGACACCATCCAGGCGTTTCTGATCATCGGCGTAGCTTATTCGCTCCGCGAGAGACCAGCCGTCATCGCCGAAGCCGTGCCGGATCGCCCGTACCGATTTGACCCACGTTTCCTCCTCGTCGAAGTAACCTTGGTCGATCAGAAAATCGATGCGGCCGCTGATGTCTGCAAGATCGAACGACCCACTTCCAATGCTCGATTCGTGCGCAGTTGCGGTATCCGCCGGCGGCGAAAGTGCGCATGCGGCAATCAGGGCATCGGGTGCACTGTATGGTGCATTTTCCGAAAGGAGAGCGTAAGGGCCTGCCACGCCGCCGCGAGCGCCATCGTAGTGCCCACCTGGCGCCACGACGTAGCCGTTTGCCGCTCTTGTCTCGACGATGGCATTCCGGCTGCCCTCGGTCCGCTTGACCAATTTCCGCTGCGACAGCGCCTGCGGGTCGACACTGGCCGGCAACGTAAAATATATGTGCCAGCCAAGACTGCATGTTTGCACATGAGCCGGATAATCGGCGGGGTCTAGACCATGGTCGGTGCACCAGCTACACCACAGCGCCCACGCCCGATCTCGACCTAATTCCTTCACATCAATGTCGACGACGATCAGTCGCGATTTCCCCGCGTTGATCGCGAGGTTGTTACCTGTATCGGTCCAGGCCGTCCAGGCTGTTCGCTCGGTTGCAATATCGGTCGTCCATTCCCAATCCTTAAACGGATCCTTAGTGCCAGGACGAAGCGGAAATAGCGCAAAGCCGTGCCGCTCGGCGTACTCGAAAAATTCTGTCATTGATCCCCCGCTGCATCCGCAGCTTCAGTCGCGTGTAATGGATTCGATTTCGCGATGGTGCATACGGAGCGCAGCCATCCCCGAGTTGATGTCATGTAAGGCAGCACCATCGATGCGTCCGCTGCTGATGAAACGCTGCAATGCGCGCTCCACGTTTTTTCGAGCGACTTCGGCTCGTTGGACCTCGGCGCGGATTTCAACCTGCATCGGACATCTCCAGCATAATGTTGATGAGGATTTCGTCGGGGCGTGCGACCACAGGCGACGACATGGTGTTTCAGCCGCGCAGCTTGGGCGGCGGCGGGTAGTGTGAAACTTTCTTGTCGGGCGGCAGTCGGTGTTGCTGACAGAACAGGATCCAGTCCAGAGTTTCGGCCAGTTCTTTGCACCTCGATCGCCACGCATGCGGCTCGACGTGGATGTCAGTGCGGTAGCGCTCGACGTGTTCGCGGAGCAGCGTGTAAGCGTGCTCAACTGCGCGTTCGACTTCGGTCATTTCGCACTCGCTGCTTCGCGGGCGGCGAGCCAGTCGGCGGCCGCGGCCTCGCTGATTCGGGTGCAGCGACCGATCTTAAAGACCTTGGGTGCTTCGCCTTTCGAGACGAGCTTGTAGAAAAAGGCCCGGCTGATGCCGTGTCCTTGGCAGAACTCGTCCACTGTTTGCGATTTCATGTTGTGCTCCTTTAAAACGAAAAAAATCCCGCTTCGACCTTTCACAAGGCCTTGGCGGGGTATGAAAAAAGGCGCCGCCGCAGCATGGCTGCGTGGCACCTCACAATTTTTGAACGTATGTGAATTTACACTAGTGACTACCGAAAGTCAATGTGGGTCCATCGCTGACGCACATCATGCAAGCGATTCGATAGCAGCATCGTCGCGAAAGCTCAGGCCGACGGCATCAGCAAGCCGCTGAAATACGTGCGGCCCGACCCGATTAACTCGCGTTAACGATCCCATCGCTGTCGGCGAATTCCAATCGGTTATCGTGCGCTTCCTCATCTTGAACATCGCATCGACATGCGCGAAGTTCATCGACGCCCGCCGGACCTTGCCGGCTTCGGTGGGTTTCGAGAAGTGGATGAGCACCTGCTGTCCGGCCACTACGAACTCAACGGTGATCGTCGGGCGCAGGATCCCGAGGTGCCAGCTTTCGGTGCCCTGGGAAGGCGTTGCTGAGGACTGCTCCCGCCAGCGCGCGACGCGTCCCTCAATGATGTCGTCGATCAGCAACTCGACCGCTTCGCCCGCGGTCTTGGCTTTGCCGACGTGCAGGCTGCGGGTGATGTCGGCAGAAATGGTGCTGGTCAGTTCGTCGAGGGGCGCTTCCCGTGTAATCCGAACTTCCTCCGGTGCAGCAGCAGCGGTCTCCGACGAACACACAGCGAGCAGCCAGTTAGTGACGTCCTCTATAGACATCATCGCCGCGGAGAGTCCGCGTCCACCCTTGGTGAGCATACCCGCGTCTCGAATCGTCTGCGCATAAAGCTGGACGGTGCCCTTCGACATCCCAAGCTCCTCGATCAGAATTTCAGCGATCTCGCCCGACGTAGCCATGAATGTCCTCCTCTGTTCCCGGAGAATTTAAAGGACCGATTCGCATAAGGCAACCGCCATTGCGATAAATTAGTAATGGGACTTGACATTCGGAGTCATTACGAATAAATAGTAATGACCGTAACCGAGACATCAGGAGCGACCCCAATGTCCAAGCAGATCGACAAAGCTATCGCCGCCTACCGTGCCGAGATCACCCCCGCCGCCGTGAAGGCCTGCCTTGCTTACTCTCGCGAGCGCGGCCTTGGCCTGACCGCCGCCAGCGTCCGTGCCGACGCTGCGAGCGCGCTGGCTGACGCCCTGAATGCCCACGCTGCCGCGTTGACCGGCCACACGGGGGCGCTGTGATGGGTCAGTTCCCGCCGTTTCCGAAGCCGCCCCGCGACCCCGAGTTGGAGGTGACGATCGCGGCAGGCCAAGAGGGCGACCGGGATGCGGCTCGTCTCGGTCTGACCGGATTGGACGCTCGGTCACATTCGGCCGAATTCATGAACCGCAAGGTCGCGGAGTGGAAGAAAGCACAGGGAGACGCGTCATGATCCAGCACTTGCCCACCGCGCCCGGCATCGCGGCGAATCCTTCGGAACTTGCGGACGACACGCTGCACGGCGCCGAGGCAATCGCCGAATACGTCTACGGCGACCGCGAAAAGCAGCACGTCCGGAAAGTCTACCACAATGCCAGTTCCGCCAGCGCGAACCGGCTTCCCACCTTCCGGCTCGGCGCAATGATCTGTGCTCGCAGGTCGAAGATCCTGCAGTGGATCGAGGCTCAGGAAGCGCGCAGCACCACCGTCTCGACGTAGGAACCGGATATGGCAAAAGTCACGAAGCGCACCTGGAAAACCGGGAAGGGCGAGTCGCGCAAAGCGTTCGCCGTCGACTTTTCGGATTCTAACGGTGACCGCCAACGCCGTCAGTTCAAGACCAAGGCGGAAGCAGACGCCTTCCGTGTGGAGACAGAGGGCCAGTTGCGGGGTGGGACGTTCCGCCCCGACGCCGCCAAGACGACGGTGCAGATGGCCGCGGACATTTACGTTGCGCACATCACCGAGCGCTGCGAACGCAAGGAGCGGATGACGCCGCGGAACCTTAAGAACGTCAAGGGGCGCATCGGCAATTACATCTGTCCGGACCCTAGCCGTCCCAAGGGCGTCCGCCGCGCGACGCCCTTCACCGAAGGACTCGCTTCCGTGAAGCTGGCGAAGCTCTTGCCCTCGTTGGTCGACGACTTCCGCGATCGGCTCCGCTCCGCTGGTGTCAGCGTGCCCACGACGCGCAAGATCCTCGGCACGCTCCACGCCATCCTCAGACATGCCGTTCGCAAAAACCTGGTCGCTGTGAACGCGGCACAGGGGGTGGAGGTGATCGGCACTCGGGAGGAGGGGACCAAGAAAGTCATCCCGCCGAGCAAGGAAGCACTCCGTCTGCTCCGGTCGGTGGCGGATGCTGACTTCGAACTGGAGATCATCTTCGCCGCGGCCACGGGCCTGCGCGCCGGCGAACACCATGCCCTGCGGTGGGAGCACATCGATTTCGCCAAACGGGAAGTGACCGTCGAGACGCGTGTCGATGCTGACAACCTCGAAGACATGCCGAAGACCAAGGCGGGCGTTCGGGTGGTCCCTCTGGGCACCGTCGTGGTCAAGATGCTGCAGAAACGGAAGTTGCGCTCGACCTGGTCGAAGGATGACGATCTGGTGTTCCCGAACCAGAGCGGCGACTACGTGCGCCACAGCCACCACCTGCGGCACAAGTTCTATCCGCTGTTCGCCAAGCTCAAGGAGCAGGGGACGCCGGTGAAGCGGTTCAAGTGGCACGCCCTCCGCCACTTCGCCGTGTCGTGCTGGATCGAAGCCGGGTTCACACCCAAGACGGTGCAGACCTTCATTGGGCATGCTACGTTGCAGATGACCATGGACACCTACGGACATCTGTTCCCCAGTGACGACCACGGCAAAGCGATGGACGCCATCGCGAAAGGATTGTTCTCGTGAAATCTCCGTATATTCTCAATACCCACCTTTCGATGTTGCCAGCCGACCCCGTTCAAGCAGAAGATTACTTGCTGCTGTACGCTCTCTGGCAGCAACTTTCAGAGCGGCTTGATGCTGGGAATCTCCTTTCGCCGGGCGAATTTAGCGACTGGGAGGGACAGGTTCGTCCTTGTTTGCGAGCCGCGGAACTGAGCCGATTCGAAAAACCCCTACGGCCGACCGTTCCAATCAGTGACGACACCATCCAGTATGCTCGGGCATTTCATTTGACCAAGATTTTGTGGGCGCGTCAGGGTGCAGAAAAGCTCATGACGGATACTGGGTACTAGCAACTCCGACGGCACACAAACGCCACATGAAATTGCAAAAAGTGCGTTTATATTGGCTTTTTGAGGCGTTTTCTCAGCCTTCCAAGCTGAATACGAGGGTTCGATTCCCTCCACCCGCTCCAATGATTTCAACGACTTACAGACGGTCAGCGCGTTAGAGCTGTTTACGATCGAACACTGGTCTAACATGATCGGTGGGGTCGGACACTTCGCGGTTCTACCGCGTAGCGTCCACACAGGCGTTACCCCCTCCGGCTGTCGGCGCATGATGGAATACATTGCTTCCATCGGTCCGCATCTGACAACGGCCGGTTCGGTTCGACATTCCGGATTTCGCTGCGGCTGGTGGAATCGTTGGTTGACGGCCGGAAATAGTTTCTTACTTCGCGATCTGCCCGGTCTCGCTGCTAGGTCTGGCGGCGTTGCGAACAGACGAAGTGTAGGCGCGTTGCATCACGCCCCAGATGCCCGGTTTCCCGCCGCGCCCCAGCAACGGGCAGGGTTACGTGGTTGGCTGCGTGTCAGTCTTGCGCGGGCGACCTCGGCGCTGCCGGCAGGGAGCATTGGCTTAGGGGCGGTGGCGCAAATGTCGAGATAGCCCTGAATCTCGCCTTGGCCCCAAGTGCGAGTAGTTGGCCGGTCAGTTGACCGGGCGGGAAGCCCTGATCTTGAATCCAGTTGGCCAATGCGGCTCGATTTTCGGCGATGCTGCGTGCCTTCAGGTCACGGTACCGTAAGCCTTATCCACTGTGATTACTCCAGGTTACGACAACATGGAAAAGCTCTCGGTGGGATCGGCCACCGCCCCTAAAGGACTCTGCCCGGGTACGCGGACCAATGACGCGTCTGCATCGGAGGCACCAAGAGCTTGATGGCCGGCCCCGCGCCTGACACGCCGTGGTCAATCTGGCGGAACGAATTGCCGAATATTCTCTCATCCAATGTAGGAATGTGACAATCTGAGGCGCTAACCGACAAGATGAAATAGCAATCGACACTCACATTTTCCGCATCAAGTTTGGAGAAGTGAGACAAGAATGAGGTTGCAACATCCGCGAGGTGGGTGGCCCTGTTATGAACTGGGCAGCGGCAGGGGCGCATTCAGGGCGCTTGTGGTCGCTCTCAAGGCGCACCAGCTCATCGTGAACGGTCTGCCGACGCTCCCGAAACAGCAGTCTGACGAATTGGATTGTACGGGC